TCATAATTATTGGATTGCACTTCTTCGACAAAACCGAAACGACTTTCGTCGATTTCTCCTTCGCCATTTCCACTTGCAAGATCCTCTTTTTCCTTGTATTTCTCGAAGTTTTCCTCCAAAGTCAACTTGGCTTCGATTTCGTCATTGTCATTCTCATTTACCAATTTATCGATATCTTTGAGTTTCGTTTTGAGGAATTTCTGGATATTTTTCTCTAGTTCGGATTTGGTGGGTTTGGTTTTTGTATAAATCAGATCGACGTCTTCTAAATGGTCGTGTCCAAACGACGTTAATATACTGCGTTTTAAGAGTTTTTGGCACATTGCTGTTGAAATGGATTGACTTTGCTTTGTTCTCATGAAAACATCAACAATGTTCATCGCCAATCGTTTATAGGTCTTAATGGGCAACGGGAAATCGCCGTGACTACTACTGGCCTCAATATCAAAACTACATATTTTATAAGGGACGATGGTCTCTTTTTCGGGCAAAGGAGTCACGTGGGAAGTTTTACACACATATTCATATAAACACGTTGTTGAAAGTGTATCTGGAATCGTTGCTTTACTGGTCTTCACTTTCACCCAACCCGAAGGACTAATATTATGAATATGAAAGAAACGCAAAAGGGGAGGTATATTGCTCTCATATAATTCGAGTTGGGTGCTCAGGAAATAATAACCTTTATATACGCGATAGTTTGTGGTGTTTCTTTTTTTCTTTTCTTTTTCGGTTAAATAACGATACCACAAAGACTTGGTTTTGTTCATCGAAGATACATTTTGAAATGTCAGTTTAACAAATTGGTCTTTATTATTTGCAGAAAATCCGTATAATTTATTGTATTCCACTAATTCTGCTTTTAAAAGTGATTTGGAATGATTTCCATAAAGTTTTTTTTGAAGATCACGCAATAATTCTTGCGCATTGTCTTTTGTCCAATGATTACCAACACGAACATAAAAGAAGGGCTCATAATTTTCTATTGTGATGCTTGCGGTTTGACCTTTTTCATTAATTCCAAACACCTGAATAGCGAAAGAAGAAACGCTGTTTTCTTCTTCGTTTTCTTCATCGATTTTATCGTAAAATCGAAAATCAATGAGTTTGAACTCTTTTGATGTGGAAACCTTTTTTTTAATAATTGTTTTTGACATAGTATTTTTCAAAGGATTCGTTTATTTGGTTTATGAAAGTAGATGTATTTTCATAAATCTTCAATTTTGTATATATACTATATATAATGAGTGTAGTGAAATTTTTCGTTTTGGTATTATTGGCGTTTTTGTTAAATAGTAATTTGTTTTTTAACTTGCCTATTAAAAATGTATATTTAGACGCTTTTGTTAGAACATGTTTGTTTTTCATTTTATTATTAGTAATTGATCTTGCTTTAGCGCAAAAAGAGGGATATACAAATAGTCAATCTTTATTTAAAGATCCTCAAGAATCCTATGATTCTTGTATTGAAACAAATCGTCCTCCGTTTATGGGATCGATGAATGATACAATAAATTATTGCTTGAATCGTATATCTGGACAAGGATACGTTCCTGAAGGATTAAAACCACCCAAAAAAGTAAGATTTGCGTGTTGAGCGTTTTGATTTTTTACGGTTTCTTTTTGATTTTTTACCGCCCTTTTGTTTGATTCCTTGGGAAAACCAAGACATCATGCTCTTTGAATCGCGATTCCCTTCATAATATTCTAATTTTCCATCCAGGAGTTTAAAAATAGTTGGAAATCCTCCATGTACAGCCAATTTTATATCGCTGTGAGCTAAAAATGTATTGTTGTAATCATCGATTTCTTTTTCTATAAAATGCCCTTGTTGTTTTCTATATTCACTGTCTTCAAAGTCATAATACGATAAATCCGTTTTTTTAATTGATCTTCCAAACGCATACTCCATGTCTTTTTTCATTGCATCCCATTCTTTTTTCAGTGAAATGCAATGTGAACACCAATCCGCATGTATCTTTCCAATATGTAAATTGTGTTTCTTTGTCATATATTATAATCTCAGAAAACATTTTTGTATAAATGAAATATATAGAAACATGAAATTGGAATATTCGTCGATATTACATTCTCTTGGAATCATGGTCATCTTAATTATTGCTTTAGTAATTATTTATTTTATTTTTATGTTTTTTGAGGGCAAAGTAGACAATATGCCTACATTTATACAGGATATTCATTATAATTATATTGTCAAGGACATTGATGATGATTACGATTATTTAGTAGGACATTATATCCATGGTGATGATCATCACCATCATGATGAAGAAAATCATCATACACATTTAAGTTCTCCCGTGGAAGATGGACAGTTATCTCCGTCTCATGAAGAACACGCTCCGTCTCATGAAGAACACGCTCCCGATCACGAAGAACACGCTCCCGATCACGAAGAACACGCTCCGTCTCACGAAGAACACGCTCCCGATCACGAAGAACATCATATAACATCTTGTCCTACGTCATTAACACAAGATGGTGATAAAATTAAACTATTAAATGAGAACGAACCAGAAAAACCTGGTAAAAATCCTATTTATTTTGATTCTTTGGATGATTATGCAAAATATTGTGAAAATCAAAAAGAAGAAGGCAATGCAAAATGCCCCATTTTGGAATTGAAAAAACCCACACAAAGAAAACCTTTAGATAAACTTAATTTATCGAGCATCAATACAATTTCCGATTACTTTAAACAACAGGTTCCTAAGGAATTACCTTCTCGATTACCCATTACAAATACATTACCCTATGTGCCATCACCCTTATACAATGTTCCTTTACAATATCAGACTCAAATGGCTCTCCAAGAAACACCTATACAAAAACAACATCCTCCTTTAGTTCCTTATTTGGATGCAAACCGCGATTTAAATCCAAGAGGCCATTATGGATTTGATCCAAGTGATCAATATGTCGGAAAATACACCATTTTAGATGAAATTCATGATTCAACAAAAACAGAATTTCCGTCTGGCATGAGCGCAAATGCTATGGATAGTAACTGGGGTGGTGCAGCATTTACAAGCAAAAAATTATATGAACAAGAATCCGAAGAAACATACCAAGAGCCGACTAAAACATTGCCTATATTGAACAAACCTGTTCAACACTTTCCTGGAAAAACAAGCGCAGATCCAATGGATCCCAATTGGGGTGGATCTGATTACAGTCAAAAGGCTGTTGATCAAGGACAATACCAAGGAAACGAGGTCTACCAACCCGTAAATAACACGGCTCCTGCTCCTGCTCCTGCTCCTGCTCCTTCTCAATCACCTAAGTAATGGACAATGTTTTGAATAACATTTTTAGCCAGTTTTCGAGTTTTCCCTTTCGATTCTATGACAATATTATTTAAACATTGAGGATCTTTTCGAACTTGACTCATTAATACAAAGATCGAACCAAACTTTTCCAAGACGGCTTTTGCTGAAACATTATTTATACTCGGTATTTGACACAATAAAATTTCATCAATGTTTTCCTTGGTGATATTTTCCTTTTTCACCTTTTTAACCACCGAACAATAATCTTTTGTTGGTTCGATAGATGTGTTTTGAGTAGACCATAAACCATTTGATCGTTGCAATTCTCGAAACGTTTTATCACACAGAGAAAAAATATAATCACACGTGTCCAAGACACCTGTCGTTCGAATCACAGTAAATCCTTTAAATGCATGCAATTTAACAATAGATGAATAAACCATTTTCTTTTCTTGTTCTGTTTTAAGTTGACTCATTGGACCTTCCAAAATATAAATAATGTGATGGCGTTCTATGGGTACGGAATGACAGAAACGATATGACTGTTCTTCGTAACGTCCATCTTTAATAGATGCTATTAAATCGCTAAGGGTTTTCCGTTCTATTAGAAATATATCTTGCTCGCCATGACGAATCAATACATCGCCTAAAGGTAACATCTGTCGTTTCATTTCAAGATGTTGATTTGTACCAATAATTTCATGGAATCGTTGAATCAAATGAGTTTCTCTTTCGTCCAAGACAATTTGCATTAATAATGAATAACATGCATTATTAATGATTAAGTAGTTTATTTAAATATTATTTAAAGTCCAAGGAAATTCCAGTAAGGTACGCTTCCTTTTGATCCGACAGGACGAGAAGCAGCAACATTAGGATGAACAGTATGTTGTAGGCCAAATACACCGTTAAAAGTGGGAAGAGTGTTACGTGTTTGAGCTGTTTTAAGAGCAATAGGGCGTAAGTAAGTAACATTTTTCATAGGAACAAGACCAGCCTTGTTGGGTCCGCCACCTTGATTACCATTGGTAACAGCATTGGAACCCAATGATGTTTGTCCGTTAACAGAAAAAGCTCTAGCAGTTAAAACCATTATATACTATGACAAGACAAAAAAATTGATTGCAAATAGAAAATAATTTGAAATCACTTAAACATAACCTTCGTATCTGTTTAACGAGTGTTTCATTTTATTTGAAAAATAACATGAAATCTCAAAATCAAACAAAACAAGTCATCGAAGAAGATATTCGTATTGAAAAAAATGAGCAAGGTATTGAAACTTATTTATTCGATCCCTATAATCCCCTAAATAATGCGATTTCCCAAAATGATGTGCAAAACATATTGTCTAAATATGGAATACAATCTTCAATACATAATTTTGAATTATATAAGCGAGCATTTATTCATCGTTCTTATTTGAAACGTCCGGATTTGGAAAATGAACAAAACAATGTATTTATTGTACCTAAACCTGAAAATTGTTTGCCATTACACACTAAATCTAATGAACGATTGGAATTTCTCGGTGATGGCGTATTGGAATGTATTACTAAATATATTTTGTATCGACGCTTCCCTAAGGAAAATGAGGGGTTCATGACCGAAAAGAAAATCGCACTTGTGAAAAATGAGTCCATTGGACGCATTGCATATGAAATGGGACTCCATAAATGGATTATATTATCGAAAAACGCAGAACAAAAACAAACACGAACGAATCTGAAAAAACTCGGTTGTTTGTTTGAATCGTTTATTGGAGCCATGTTTCTCGATTTTAATAAAATCGATGTGCATGATGAACACGGATGGTTTGAAAATGTATTCTTAACCGGTCCTGGTTTTCAAATGGTACAAGTATTTGTAGAACAAGTTTTTGAAAAGCATGTTGATTGGATACAGCTTATTCGAAATGATGATAATTTTAAGAACATTTTGCAAGTGATTATTCAAAAGGAATTCAAGATTACACCTGATTATATGGAAGTCGAAGAACATGACGTCGATCGTGGATATAGCATGGGAGTTTATTTGTGTTTAGGACAACCATTTCATTCTGTATCAAAATTGGACGCGCTACCTATTTCAAATTTTCAAAACTTTGCACAAATTCACCAGCACATGTCTGAACAAAACAAAGTGCTTATTTTACTAGGAAGTGGATCACATAAGATCAAGAAAAAAGCAGAGCAAATGGCTTGCGAAAGTGCAGCACGTTGTTTACAAACTTATTAATTTTACATATAAATAAAATCCATTACACTTTTCCCATTCTTTTTTATTTCCAATGGTTCTGGAATCAAGGGACATTGGGAATATATATAATCCATGTTGTATTTCGACATGGTATAATTCGAATGTACTAAGCGTTCACTGCATTCTACATTCACTACATCATCCACACAATTTTGCTTGACAGCATTTTCTCCAAACATCCACCAATCATTATACGTTTTTAATCTAAATTTGTCAATTGGCATTCCGATGCGTGATGCCTGCATATTTGCAAGGGTTTCTTCTATTTGACCAATAAAATCAACATAGCTTTCTACTTTTGCTTTTTCATTCCCGATTCCATAAGAGAGTTGGTGTTGCATGATTCGTCCGTAAGGAGTAATGTAGCGCTTTTTACATGCTTGCAAAATGACAAAACCCATACTATATGCGCGCTCGGCTACACATGCAATATTGTATTTCTGCACTTCACTGACAATTTTATTCCCCTGTTCTACAGATCCGCCGTTTGTATCTAAAAACAATATTAGTTCCTTTCGTCTGTCGTGTTTATGGAGATCATACAAAAATTTTTGCACCGATATTTCATTCACCTCACCCTTTAACAACAATATATTGGATGGCTTCAATTGAATCATAGGAGTGGTTTTACACTGGTTATGTGAAGTAAAATTTGTATAACAACCGACAAACGGAAGGGTCAACAAAAAAGCAAGGAAAAAAACGTTCATTATTATTTATTCCTAGATAATTAATTTGGTAAAACGCTTGGAAATTTATGACGTTATTATATAATTGACATGGAATCAGAAAAAATCGGAAGATTCAATTTAGACGCATTAATACACAAACACAGACCAAATAAAATCCAAGAGAAAGGAGTCAATGTGAAAATAGGAAACGTGCAAAAAGAATACGCTAAAAGAAAACGCGAAGCAGAAGACCAGAGTTTAGAGGAAGATATTGAAAAACAAGAGCAAAAACCGGCTATAGATTCCATTATAGTAAATGCTTTAGAACCGAATTATGATTACGCAAAAGTCTTGGAAACATTGAAAAATGCAAACATTCTTTCCGTAAAAACCAAGAAACTAGAAAGTCAAATGAACGAACAAGGACAAAGAAACATTTTGGATTCAATCAGAGAGCCTACATTAGAAAACATTGAAGAAGACAACGAAAATACTGAGGATAATGCTCAGGAAAAAACGAATACCGAATTATTAATACAACAGGAAGAAACAGTCGTCGAAAAAACGCCTAAAGAAAAACAAAATACGGAAGTTGGGGAAAAAATGCCTAAAGAAGTATTAACGGAAAACGTAGAATTAGAAAACTCGGAAAATGTGAAAAAAGAGGATAAACCTGGAAAATCATTCAAGAAAGAGGAAGAGAAAACATACGGCGTTGTAGACATGCGAAAAGAGAAATTAATGGGAGAAAATTTGAAAGAATTGTTACCTTTACGCAGCGAACCTCATCGTGTTCGTGTGTCTTCTTATTATTTAAACAATCGTAAAAAATACATTCAAAAGTTAGTTCCCATGTTTTCGAAATACAAGAAAATATTGAGTGATGATACCCGTAAGGCGAGTTGTGAAGACAATGGAAATGACAGTAAAAAGGAGTTTCATCTATTAGTTCATCAACAGGTTGTAAGAGATTATCTGAATTTGTTTAGTCCTTATCGTGGGTTGCTTTTATATCACGGTCTTGGATCCGGTAAAACGTGTTCTTCGATCGCGATTGCTGAGGGGATGAAATCACGCAAAAAGATTTATGTATTGACATTGGCGTCATTAAAGGCGAATTTCTTCGAACAATTGAAGGTATGTGGCGATCCGCTGTACAAACTGAATCAATATTGGGAGTTTGTTTCCATTGAAGGTCAATCACAAATCGCGAGTTCTTTATCAAACGCCTTGGATTTACCTTTGGAGTATATTCGTCGTCAAAACGGTGCATGGATGGTGAATGTGAAAAAGGAACCGAATTTCGAAGAATTAGATGATGGTGATAAAAAGGCGGTGAGCGCTCAATTGGATATGATGATTCGAAGAAAGTATATTGATATTAACTATAATGGGTTGACTCGTGGACAATTACAAAGACTTACGAATGATTTTACGGAAAATCCGTTTGATAATAGCGTAGTAGTTGTCGACGAGGTGCACAATTTAGTGAGTCGTATTGTCAATAAAATACGGGACAAAAAGAAGAAATCAATTTCGTATCGATTGTATGAGTATTTGATGGGGGCTGAAAACGCACGTATGGTGTTTTTGTCAGGAACTCCGATCATTAATTATCCCAATGAAATCGGGGTTTTATTCAATATGTTGCGCGGTTATGTGAAAACCTGGAATTTCCCCATTCAAATACGTAGTGGTTCTGACAAACCGGAACGCGACAATTTATTGAGTTGGTTTGAAGAGGACAATTTGTTTACGTATGATTATGTGCAATATAGTGGTGATTCCATATCGATTACACGCAACCCTTTTGGATTTATGAATATTGTAAAGGGAGAAGACAATAAAAAGGAAGCACCTAGAAAATCACAGAAAGTTGCCTTGCAATCCAAGAAGAATACTTCGCGAAAATTGCCCCCAGCAATTGAGGAAAAAAAAGGCGGTGGTATTTTCGATGATTATCAAGGTGTCAGATTAAACGAAAGTGGTAATATGAGCGATGATCAATTTAAAGCACGAGTGAAGAAGATTTTGGAAAAACACGGCCTTTCAATGAAAGGAAATATCACTATGAAAAATAACTTGGCTTTACCCGAAACACCGAAAGAGTTCAATAATTTGTTTGTAGGAATTGGCGAAAATGAAATGAAAAACAAAAAGGTCTTCCAAAAACGCATTTTGGGATTAACATCTTATTTCCGCGGTGCAGAGGAAAGTCTATATCCACAGTTCGTACCCTCTGAAAGCGGTGAAATCATTCATGTGGAAAACATTCCTATGAGTCAATATCAATTTGGCGTATATGAAAAAGTTCGCGAAGATGAGGCGGTCCAAGAAAAGAAATCGAGACAAGCTCAACAACAACAAGAATTTAAGGCACAAAACCCAGAAGAATTGTTCCAAATCTCATCTACCTATAAAATCGCCTCGCGAAATGCATGTAACTTTGTATTCCCCAATCCACCTGGACGTCCGTCCAACGCGAAAAATGTAAAAGACGATAATGAAGAACAAGACGATGAACCAGAAGAAGAAGTCGAGGGTATTAAGAAAAAGGGACGTAAAGTAATGAAGGGGGGTGAAGATTCCCAAGAGGAAGAGGAAAAAGAAAAGGATAACTTTGAAGTGGAAGGCGAAGAAGAAGAAGAAATGGAAGATGTGAGCACGGCCATTGTAGAAAAAGCAATGCAAGAGTCTGAAGAAAAAACGAACATGGAATATACTGGAAATTATAAAAAGGACATATTGCAGGCATTATCAATATTAAAATTAAACGAAAAGGAATATTTGACACCCAACGGACTCAAAATATATAGTCCCAAGTTTTTGCGTATATTAGAAAATATACAAGAACCATCTCATAAAGGATTACATTTAATTTACAGTCAATTCCGTACTTTAGAGGGTATTGGTATATTCAAACTTGTCTTGGAAGCCAATGGATTTGCTGAATTTAAAATTCGTAAAAAAGGAAATGAAGGCGATTGGGAAATCGTGGAAAAAGAAGAAGATAAGGGTAAACCGAAATTTGCTTTACACACTGGAACTGAAACAGATGAAGAGAAGAAGATTTTATTGAATGTATATAACTCAAAATGGCAAGATGTTCCTCACTCCATTGTTCATGAACTTCAGCAACAAGACAAATCTAATAATTTTATGGGCGATGCTATTAAAGCATTGATGATTACAGCTTCCGGTGCAGAAGGTATTAACTTGAAAAATACGCGTTTTGTGCATTTGGTTGAACCTTATTGGCATAATGTACGTATTGAACAAGTAATTGGACGTGCAAGACGTATTTGTAGTCATCAAGATTTACCCGAAGATTTGCGTACAGTCCAAGTTTTCATGTATTTGGCGACTTTACCGAAGGCGCAAACAAAGGAAGAAGAACAAAAACATATACAATTGCGTTTACGTGATGTTAGTAAATTAACTAGTCAATTAGCAAAAGAATTGGACGAAAGTTCGAAATTAGGTCGATACGTGCGTAATTTAGAAGTAGTGCCCGAGGTGATTACTACAGATCAAATGTTATTTGAAAGTGCTATGGTAAAAGAACAAGTAAATGATCAAATACTCCATGCAGTAAAAGAAAGCGCAATGGATTGTCAATTGTATAGTTCGCAAAATAAGGACGAATCGCTGGTTTGTTTTAATTATGGAAAGGTGTTGTCCAACGCATTTGGATCATACCCAACTTTAGAGCATGATATTGCAGAAAAAGACGTTAAAGATGTAAGACAACAAAAGGTTAGTATGGTGAAAATACGCGTACCGGATCAAAAGGATCCTACAAAATTCAATGAATATGCATTGGATCAAAAACGTAAAATTCTTTATTCCATTGAACAATACAATCGTTCCAAGATAACAAAGGAACAATTGAATCCGTTAGGTAAAATCATTGTAAATGAAGAAGGTGAAGAAGACATCCAGTTTTTCTAAACAAAAATCTCAAGACAATATAACTATGGTAGATAAACTCAATGTTCCCAAGCGTTATTATACTTCGAAAAACATGACAAAAAGCGATACAAAGAAACAAAAGAAAAACCTGAGAAAATCCCGCAAATTATACAAACAAGGAAAATATTTCCAACGCCCCAAAGTAAAGACCTTCAAATCCCGTAAATCCAATCATTTGAATCGCGTTCGAAAAATATATGGTGTGGAAAAAATAGGAGCAACACAGGAATTAGCGACCAAAACGCAATGTAGTATACAAGGTTTAGAGGAAATCTTGAACAAAGGTCGTGGTGCGTATTATTCAAGTGGTTCCAGACCGAATCAAACAGCAGAAAGTTGGGCAGTCGCTCGTTTAGCAAGTGCATTAACCGGTGGTAACGCATCTGCATATGATTTTCATATTTTAAAAGAACATTGTGCACCCAAGAGCAAGCCCATGAAATTGGCACGTAAAACATGTAAAAAGTTAGATAAAAAATGTGATTAAACGGATAATATAATAATTTTTTATTATATAATTGGTTCCAATTTTTTTAGACCAGCTATATAATCTTTATATAATTCCCTCTTTTTTTCCTGTTCTTGTGTTTTATCAGGACATTTATATCCTGTGTTAGGATTATTCATACAATTGTAACGATTATAATATACTAATTCATAGCGAATAAAAGCATGTTTATTTCTACATAATTCTGCTATACTAGTAAATAAAGCTACGTCTGTTTTAAATTTAAACCATTCTTTTTCATCATATTTTAAATAATTCATTGGCACACTTTTACATAAAAAAGCATATACCGTTCTTAAGTGTGGGAAAAAATTGTGATTTTTTCTGTCAAAGTTAGCCCATTTATTATATTGCCATTTTTCATTTACCATAGAACCAAACGTAGCATAAATATCAAAGTTGCTGTATATATAGGAAATTATTTTTAACGTGTTTTTTTCAACCAACCAATCATCGCCGTCTAAAAATATACATATTTCCTCGTCAAGTGCTTCATTGTAAGCAATATATCTTGAATAGGCCGGTCCCATATTTTCCTCATTATTTATGAGTGTCATATTGATAGATTTATTTTCTAACATAAATTCCACTATAATATTCTTAGAATCATCGTTAGAATTGTCATTTACATATATGATTCTATATTTGTCTTTGCTATAATCTTGCATTTTCACACTTTCTAGATTCTTTTGAATAAACTGAGATTGATTATAACTGGATATAATAAAAACGAAATTTTTCGTAGTATCGTGACTAATACTATCCTTCTTTATAGTGATCATAAATATATATATATATACATATTTACATTTTTAACTATTTTAACAATCAAAAACACTATTTATTCTAATTGTTCTATCTTTTGCTTTAATTTTCCAATCGCTTGTCCGGGGTTCAGTCCTTTTGGACATGTATTTGAACAGTTCATAATGGTTTTACAACGATAAAGTTTCATTGCATCATTTACATAATCCAACCGTTCTTTTGTATTTTCGTCACGCGAGTCTTCGATCCAACGATAGGCTTGCATCAAAACAGCAGGACCTAAATATCCACCATCCGAATTCCACCAATAACTTGGACAAGATGTTGAACAACAAGCACATAAAATACATTCATACATACCATCTAATTTTTTTCGATCTTCAATGGTTTGAATATTTTGCACACCAGGTTTATTCGAATTTTGTAACCAAGGCTTAATTTCCTTGTATTGTTTATAAAAATTCGTCATATCTGGTATTAAATCCTTTATAATAGGCATATGGGGTAATGGATAAATGACCATTTTTTCTTCTATTGGTGTCAAGCATGCCAATGTATTTTTACCATTAATGTTCATTGCGCATGAACCGCATATACCTTCACGACAAGAACGACGGAAACCCAGTGTTTTGTCGACTTTATTTTTGATATGAATAAGACCGTCTAAAACCATGGGTCCAACTTCCTTTTTATCGACCTTAAACGAGTCGATTTTTACTTTATTATTATTATTTCGGTAAATTCGGAAAGTGCTTAACGAACGTTTGAATTGATTCATATAAATATAGACTATTTATTTCTATATATATACATTTTTAATTCATTCTAAAAACATAGATATTTCCATATTCTTGATATTTGAATTTAGATTGCGTACTATATTCAATACATCCTCCAGGTCATTATAGAAAACGTTTTCTACACCAATAAAACGAGCGATTTCGTCATTAGACGGATTCTCATACGTAATCAGTTCTTCTTTTTTCTCAATATGGATTCCATAATGGTTGGAATTGTAAATCTTTGGAGAAGCTGACGCAAAATATACACTCAACGGATCGTGTTTTTTAACGAAATCCACAATGCCCTTTGACGTATTTCCACGAACAATGGAATCGTCAATAATGAGAATATTTTTGCCTTCAATGAGTTCACGAATAATGGAGAATTTCTGTTTTATTTTTGATCGAATATTTTGTTTGTTTTCTCCTATAAACGTCCGGTTTACATAGCGATTCAATACAATGGCCTCTTGGATCGGTATGTTGGTTACACTCGATAATCCATATGCATATATACGACTTGTGTCGGGAGTAGGAACAATATAATCAATGTTTTTAGTGGTTATATATTTTCCTAATGCCTGGCCTAATTGGAATCGGAATTGATAAACGGATATGTCATTGATATGAGTATCTGCCCGGGAAAAATAAATGTATTCAAATAAACAAGGGCGGAAATATTCTTTCATCATTTCGCTGTTTTGAAAAAAAGAATAATGTTTTTTTCCATTTTGGTGAAAAAGAATGGTTTCACCGGGTTCTATATCAGTGACATATTTGAAATCAGTATGATTGAAGGAACAAGACTCACTCGAAATTAAATATTCGCCGTTTTTGTTTTTCCCATAAGAGAGTGGACGAATACCCTGTTTGTCGCGAATAGCAATAATGCCGAAATGTTGAATGGCCAATAAAACACTGAAACTACCTTCTAAAATATTTTGCAAATGATTCGATAGTTGAATGATGTCATCAAAGCTAAGAGTAGTGTTTAAAGTAATTTTGTTCAAGTATTCCGAAATATAGATACCAATGACATGGCTATCGGAAATAAAGTCGATCTTTTTCTGGTAATTTTCGTATAACAAATCTATGATAGTAGATACATTAATAATATTCCCATTATGACAAAGTGAAATGTCAATGTATTTGTTGGTAATAAAAAACGGTTGGAATGAGTTTGCTATTTGATTTGTTTTATAACGATTATGGGCCAAATATAAGTTTCCGTTCATATTTTTTAATTCTTCTAAATCAAATACTTGATTAATTAATCCGGGACTTTTTTTGATATTGGTTTCTTGTTTATTTGCCCAAAATATACCTGCACCGTCTTGTCCACGATGTTGAATCGCCAATAAAGATTGGTAAATTTGCATTCCATCTTGATTGTCTTTATAAACGATTCCACTTATACCACACATAGGTGTTTATATATATTTCTTAAAATATCCATAAAAAGCAAACCCATGGACACACATACTAAGAGATCGAACTCCTTTTGATAGTCGAACGGGTTTAATATAATCCGTGATGATACATGATGCAGATACATAAGAATGATATGTCATGTTTAATACATTCGCAGTGTAAAACAGTGTTTCGAGTGACTTGCTTTCATATTTATTGGAAACATAATAGCCTAATATAAGAGGTATTAGCGCCTTGGAAGAACTATGATAGACTTTTAAGAGTCCTTTGTTTTTCTCCGGTATTAAAATATTGTCCATTAATATATTTAAAAAATGAATGTTTTTAAATAATTATATGCCGAAAAATATATCTCCGCACGTTCAAATTTATAGATTTCCGGTTACCGCAATTTCTTCCATAGCTACACGAATAAGTGGTGCTTATTTATCAGGATTGTTTCTTGGATATGGTTGTTTAAAGTTGATCAATAAGGAAGACCAAGTAACAAAAATATACAACGAAAGAAGTCGTGTTGAGAAGTTTATATTGCATCAATCTTGTATATTACCTATGACGTATCATAGTTATGGTGGTATGCGGCACTTTTTATGGGATCATTATCCCAAATTATTGACGAACAGTAAAGTAGCCAAGTCGTCGTATTTATTGTTTGGATTGACCTTGGGAACAAGCATGTTATTGGAAAAAATCCTGGTATAAAAGGTGGTTTTCTTATTCTAGAAAATCGAAAGGCTTATTTATGGTCATTCATACCATAAATAAGAAAAGGAAGAAAATAGTAAAATGGTTTGCTCAATATGTGCTCAAGACAATTGTCGAGCGTCAAGATGTAATAGTGATATAGTCAATCGAACTATCAGTTGGGTTAAGGGCTATTGGCTGGGTGAGAATATGCCCGATGGTTGGGCAGATGATTCTGTAAAATATTGGGCTAGTACTACTCGAATAGGTCTTCCATTTTGGAGACGTATTTGGACATCATTGGATTTTGAATTTAGTTGCAGATCTTATTGGCGAATTGAAGATCGCGAAAATCCCGTTATTAAATTTGTTAGACCCAAACCAAATAGTATTGCAGCTTTCAGACAACGTATTCAAGAATACCAACGACCTGCTGAATTACCAGTAGTTCCACCTAGACATCCTTCTCCACAAAGAGAAATCGTTCAACCTCAAATTCAAGAGAACCATCCTGTAGATCTAACTCGCGAATATCGATTGCTCCTGACCCAAATGGACCAAGCAATTGCAAATAATCGTATACTTGTAAATAGACAAATACTAGCAAATGAAGCTAAGAAAAACGCAACGAAAAAGATAAAGATCATGATGGACGATGAAGATGAGAATTATTATATAAATGATACATGCGCTATTTGTTTCAATGATATTACTTCAAACGACGTATTAGCATTTGGCTGTAAACATACGTTTTGTGCTAGTTGCACAGTCCAAACAATAAAAAAAACAAACCTCGCGTGCCCGACTTGTAGAGAGAGCATTACCGAGATACATTTTAAACCGACTACAAAAAAAGAAACGTTTAATGAATTATCCTCTTGTATATGCTTACTTTAACCTTATGTAAATGTAAATTAACTAACTATCTTTTTTTCATATTCAATATTTTTATAATTGAAAATCTAAGTAAGGCATTATTTACAAAGCACTTTAATTAAGGACATTTACAAAATTGATTTAAAGAAGTGCCTTATATATATGTATATAGAAAAACAAGACAAATGACATACCTGGAAGAAAAAATCACTACCTTTTACGACATGAAGCATGCAATTTTTAAGAAACCACTCGAAAAAATTGTAGGCAATATGTTAAACAAATGTAAATATTCAAACGATGATAGCTTAGAGAGACATAATTGGGGAGGGAAGCCAATTAAGCTAACTGATATCCCAAAAAATCTAGAAAGTGCATCATTTGAAGAAGATCTGTTAAGTGCGCTTGATTTGGATAATAATGAGAAATCAATTGTGGAGTTACTGTGGGGTGATATCCAACTTGGAAAAAGAGTGCATGCATGTATTATAATGTGGATTTCAGTCTACATATTACGAAGGCCTGTATTGTATGTTTTTAGGAACTTATCAATCGACCAAAAACAGTTGCAAGACGACATAATGGGGACAGAGAATTCCAATTTTAATATTCAATTCATAAAGAACATATTCCAAGATTTCCAAAGTGAACTAATAGCTCAATTTGAAAGCGACGAAGAATATTGGAAGGAGTTCAAACTTCCCGAGCTAAAGAGTATTGGAAACAATGATATTACGAACAAACTTTGTAACAAAGAACAAATGGATAGTAAAGACATATTTTGCTGCTTAATGAACCATAGTCAGCTAGAAAAAATTAATCGGAATTTCAATCATTACGTTTGTTGTAATAAGGAGCTTGTTAATGTGACCCTCCTTGTGGATGAAAGTGATTTAATGGCTCCTACAGCGTCAAATGATAGGAGTAATGCAAAGGACCTCAAAAACACAACCTTATGTGAAGCACTGCTCGCAAAAATCTATAAAAAGGTAAAATATGCTCTACATATAACGGGTACGGCACATTCACTTTTATATAACGTAACAACCGCGTTAAGTGACAATACCGATGTGCAAATAAAAATTTCCAAGGTTCACAAAATGGTGAGATCGAATGATTATTATGGCCTCTTTAACAACCGAATCCATTTTGACACCTCAATTGTGAAATCATGGTGGGATTACTCCGATGGAAAAAAGAAACCGCGTTTTGATATTATTACGGACTACACCAAAAATATTAAAGGCGTAATAAAGCAAATAATAAATCGGTCGCTAATCAAATATAATTCATTATTGATCAGCGAAGAAAAAATCCGTTTAAATCAATATGTTTTAGTAAATAAAATAATGAGCGACTTCGCCAACCTATTTATCATAATATATCATGGAAATTGTTTAAGATTATATTTATCAAAAAAGTATGAAAAAGAAATACAATATTGGTCTGAATGGGACTCAAATCAATCATCAACGAGTCAAAGATTATGGCAACGAGGAGGAGTATATGATTCACCTATAGATAGTGAAAACTTACCTAATAATTATTGTTATTTCGATATAAATACAAAAATATTAAACATAAAATTTCTCTATAAATTGTTAAGAATTTTATTTCAAAAAAATGATCAAATATCATGCAAAACAATTATTACGATAACCGGTAAGTACGGGGAAAGGGGGTATTCGTTTACGAGCGACGATTATGACAATTATTCATTACATTTAACGGACCAATATTTTGTCTCCCATGCCTCGTTAAATTGTACCGACATTTCACAACGATTACGATTACAAGGGAAGTACAGCGATGAGGAGCTCGAAAAAGGGGAGATGAAACTTACTTTATGGACTACACCTGAACTGCAAGACTTAATTCAAAATTTCTATGTCAAATTCATCCGAGAGTTAGAGCCTTTGATAATGAGTTGTGAAAGTTGGGAAGGCATTAAGGACCTGCTGGAACAGATTTTCGACAACGGCGAATTGAAGTTTAAGAAGTATATCTCGTGTATTGATGTCAAGAAAAAGCGAAAAAACCTGCAGACAATGAAACATTATGACAGCAAGATCAAGGGATTCCGGTTAATTATTATTAATGATTGGAACGATACGGAAATAGCAAAATGGTGTAAAGAGAAATCATTACCCGACTTCGTTTGTGTCAATGAAATCAAACAAATGGATATATATTCATTCATCGGCGAGTTTGGAGAATATACGTCAATTGTGCCAATAAAAAAAAACAAAATGGGCCTAAATACAGACGAATTAAAAGAATATATTATTAAATACTTTGACACAGATACTAAAAAAGTGACTGTAATTAAGCCAACAACAATTAATATGGACAGAAAAAATGGGATAAATCAGGCTATTGCCAATAACGTAGGATATAACTATGGTCGTACTCAACCAAATGAGTATTGTATCATTGACTATAATGATGAAGACTACTATCATATTGTAGGTCAAACCAATACGAAATGTTTGCCAAAGAATACAAATGATTATTCCAAGAAAACTCCATATTTTGTTCATAACAATGTCGTAAAATTTTCTTCCATGAAAGATGAGTATGTAGACAAACTGCCTAACCAATATTATTGGAAAACTCCGGATGGTTGGTTATGTTTATTTGACAAGGATCAGTCGCAAATAATATCATTAACCGTAGTAGAACCTATAGATAATGATGTATTATCGTTCATAAATTCGTGCTGTGAACAAGCTGACAAAAAAAATTTAAGAATAGGTCTAAGAGAGCTATATAAATTATATAAAGATTGGTGTGAATCGAATAGCAAAAAAAGTCTTCTAATGCAAGTATTTAGTAAAGAATTCGAAAAAAAATTTCGAGAACAAACAAGTAAGGGTGTTGATATCCATAATAAACCAGGTAAACGAGGTTACAATGTAAGAATAATTTGATTTATAACTGTATAATAATATGAATAATTATATTATTTTACAAGATAAAATACACTAATGCATAATAAAACTGTGCTATTATAAATAATACAACAACAATCGTTTAATCTATCTTTTTTCACATTCGATAAAGTATTGATCTAAATAATCATTTTGTTTATCTAACATTACTTTATCTTTTGAGTTAAGACATGATTCCATTTTTATTAATTTTATATTTGAGAATCCAATATGTTCTAAAGCATCAATTACATCTTTATTTGGCAAAGCATTTCTTATTAAATTGAAATTGTTTTCGATGGTATGGACATAATACCAAGAATCATTTATCTTTTTGTATTCTTTCAACTTTACATTATTATTTTGTTCATATTCATCTTTATTAAAATTTTCTTTAAAAGGACAACAATGATAGGAATACATCTTACCGCCTTTTTTTAAGTTAACATAAAAAAATTTGCACATATTATGTAAATCGTCAATATTATTTGAAAAACAAAATAAATGGAGACATATGATCATATCAATATTAAAGTTAATGTTTAATTTTGTTACTAATTTCGCATCATGACATAGTAAAGTATACTTATTTTCATCAATATTATTATTTTTAAAATAAATTTCAGCATAGTCTAACTGTTCTTCAACTATATCTATACATATGACATGTTCAGCACCTTTATCAATAAATTTTTTACTTAAATATCCGGTTGATGATGGACAATCCAATATTACTTTATCTTTTAAATCAAGATTTTTGAATAAAGTATATAAGCGATAATCTTTCATAAAAGGTTTTTCATAAGTTTCATTATATTTATCTAATTTTTCATTACTTTTATAATCATCCATTATATACAATAGTATATTTTAATGTATCATTCTAAAAATATGAATATAGTATGTTTAACGATTTTGTATAAAATTATTTAAAGTATTTTATACAAAAAATAATATAACATGAATCGTGTTTTAAGGAGAGGATTATCTACCTTTAAAGATAATCTTTTTCGTTCCTTTGCAAAAAGGAATGAACAAAACATAGCTCCTGAAATTTTAAATGTAGAACAAGTGAAAGAAATTTGTTCTATTCTTCAAGAGAAGGAAGTAGTTAACAATAAGGATTTTTACATGCACTTGTTTACAAATAGAATTAGTCCGGGTGTTGATGAAACATCGAAAATAAAGGCCTCTTTTTTGAATAATATTATTCAGGAAAATATAGAATCATCGATAATTGATAAAAAACATGCTATTGAATTATTGGGAACTATGCAAGGAGGTTATAATATTCAACCTTTAATCGATCAATTATCAAGTAAAGAATATGGTGATCTTGCTGTTCAACAGTTTCAAGACATAACACTTCTTTTTGATTATTATTATGATATTGAACAATTATATAAACAGGGTAATCAAAATGCAAAAAGAGTAATCGAGTCTTGGGCAAATGCAGATTGGTTTTTAAACAAACCCGAAGTAGAAGAGGTAATATCGCTATGTGTGTTTAAAGTTCCCGGTGAAACAAATACCGATGATTTATCGCCTGCGGTTGACGCATGGTCAAGACCAGATATTCCTTTACACGCTTTAAGTATGTTAAAAAATCCAAGACCAGGAATAGAACCAGATAAACCAGGTGAAATTGGTCCAGTTTCAACGATAAATTCGTTAAAGAAAAATGGATTACCTATTGTCTATGTGGGTGATGTTGTGGGAACAGGATCGAGTCGTAAAAGTGCAACAAATAGTATTTTATGGTATTTTGGAAATAATATTCCCTATGTTCCAAATAAAAGAACAGGTGGTTATTGTATTGGTGGAAAAATAGCACCTATTTTCTTTAATACAATGGAAGATAGTGGTGCTTTGCCTATTGAAATGGATGTTGAAAAATTGAACATGGGTGATTTGATTGATATTTATCCTTACGAAGGGATCACCAAAGAACATAATAGCAATAATGAAATATGTAAATGGTCATTGAAATCTGACGTAATTTTGGATAGTGTTCGTGCTGGTGGGAGAATAAACCTTATTATAGGAAAAGGTCTTACAGAAAAAGCACGAAATACATTGCAATTACAACCAAGTTCTTTTTTTCGAAAAAACAAAATCATTAAACACGAAAACCCTAAATATACATTGGCGCAAAAAATAGTGGGAAAGGCGTGCAATGTTGATGGAATATTACCAGGTAATTATTGTGAACCAAAAGTGACAAGTGTCGGATCACAAGATACCACTGGTCCTATGACGCGTGATGAATTGAAAGATTTGGCATGTTTAGGGTTCAGTAGTGACCTGGTAATGCAATCGTTTTGTCATACAGCAGCATATCCGAAACCGATTGACGTTATTACACACTCAACATTGCCCGATTTCATGCATAACCGGGGAGGTATTTCTTTAAAGCCTGGGGACGGAATTATACATAGTTGGTTAAATCGAATGTTGTTACCAGATACACTTGGAACAGGTGGCGATTCGCATACACGATTTCCAATAGGTATATCATTTCCCGCGGGTTCTGGATTAGTTGCCTTTGCAGCGGCTACAGGGGTAATGCCACTTGATATGCCTGAATCAGTATTGGTAAAGTTCTCGGGTAATATGCAGCCAGGAATAACTTTGCGAGATTTAGTACATGCTATTCCTTATTATGCAATCAAAGATAATCAGTTAACCATTGAGAAAAAAGGCAAGAAAAACATATTTAGTGGAAAAATATTGGAAATTGAGGGATTACCCAATTTGACATGTGAACAAGCATTTGAATTATCAGATGCGAGTGCGGAACGTTCTGCAGCTGGTTGTACGATTAAATTGAATAAAGAACCAATTATAGAATATTTACAGTCGAATATTTCATTATTGACTTGGATGATTCAAAACGGATATAATGATAAAAGAACGATTGAACGACGAATTGAAAATATGCAAAAATGGATAAGTGATCCAATTTTAATGGAAGCAGACAAGGGAGCTTCTTATGCTTATGAATTACATATTGATTTAAATAACATCAAAGAACCCATTTTATGTGCTCCAAATGATCCCGATGATGCACGTATGTTAAGTGAAGTACAAGGTGATCAAATTGATGAAGTATTTATTGGAAGTTGTATGACAAATATAGGGCATTTTCGTGCAGCAGGAAAATTATTAGAACATCACGAGGGACAACTTAAAACGCGATTATGGATGGCTCCGCCTACAAAAATGGATGAAAAGAAATTAATGGATGAGGGGTTTTATTCGATTTATAGCAAAGTGGGTGCTAGAACAGAAATGCCTGGTTGTTCGTTGTGTATGGGAAATCAAGCCCGTGTCAATGACAATGCAACTGTATTATCTACATCTACTCGAAACTTCCCGAATCGTTTGGGTAAAGGAGCAAATGTATATTTGGCGTCTGCAGAATTATCAGCAATAGGAGCAATTGAAGGAAAAATACCTGATTTTGAAACATATATGAAATATTTCAATAACATTAATCAAAAAGAAGTATTCAAATATTTGAACTTTCATAAATTAGATGAATATAGTGATTAAATATTAATATATTTGAAGAAGAACAATAACTATTTAATGAAAAATATAAAAATAATACGTAATTATATGAAAAATGATTAAAAAATATTTCTTTAAAACATTTTTTAATCCAACTTTATGTAATAAAATAAATATTGTAAAATATCCATGGGGTTGGAAGTCAAAAAAAGAAATTCAAACTATTATAGATTATCCGATAAAAGAAACATATATGAATATAAATCCTGAACGTAAATTCATTCATGAATTCAAACTAAATGAATATACAGAAGATCTTTATAAAAAAACGTTTTATGCCTATGTAAATAATTATGATTTTTTAAATTCAAATTTATATTGTCCAAAATTAGCAAATGGATTAAATATATTAAGAAAAAAAACAACTACTAATTCTTTCGACGACAATATTTCTATACAAAATGTTATATTCTTGGGAAACTGGGTAAAACATGGCCGCATAAAAAGTCAACGTAAATTTCTAGGACTATATGATGAAAATGAATTTATTCACGAAGTTACTGCGGGAATCATTGGTCCAGAGTTTCAAACAATATGGGATCAACAATCTATAAAACAAAAGGTACGAATTTTAATTGAATTGGAAGATAGAAGTGACGTTTTTGAATTTCAAAGGGATTTAATGGTATTAAACAATAATTGGCAATTATCAAATATTAATCGTATTATTATATAATATTACTTTTGCAAATTTGATAATACAACATAGCAAATCGAAAAGGATGAAACAATACACTTGAAAAGGCAAAATGTTTCGCCCCGAGATTTTTATAGGCCAAAATATCCTCTATGGAAGTTATACCACCCCCAGCAATAATCGTAGTATCTTTATAGTTTTCGTGTATATGTGAAATCAATTTCTTATTGTAAGGTATTAACGCTTTCCCACTTAATCCACCTTCTTTGACGGGCAAAGTATTACTACAATGAAACTGTCGAAATCCCATAGCATAATACTTATCAATTGAAGTAAACGACGTCACAGGACTTAGTTTTACAATACACCATTTTCGATCTTTATGAATAAATTGGTCAATGTCTTGGTCAATCATTTCTTTTTCAGCATTCGGACAACTCACATTGATTTCAATATTCATGTTTGAAGGAATTTTTTGAACGATTTTCGGTATATCTTCTTTTTGCAAAATAGCAATACTCACTATTTCGCCATTATAATTCTGAATGGCGTAATCCAAACCCTTGTTTCGCAAACCAATTTTGTTGGTCCATCCGCCATATTCAAAATTATAACGTAATGTTTTGAGTATTTGTAGAAACAATCCTTCGCGAGGATACAATGTATAACTACCCTTGATTTGATTTAATTTCGGTAAAGAAAAATAATTACCAAAAGGAGGATTAATAAAATACATTGTTTCTTTTTCAGGTAGGTAATTTAACATTTCTATAAATTATTTAAAAATTTCTATTTAAATTATATAACAAAAATATAATTAATGATACCTGTTCTTATTCGTAGGAGTATTAATTTAACTAATAAAAAATATTACCATCAAAATATTATTGATCATTATGAAAACCCGCGAAATGTAGGGTCATTAGATAAAAACAATCGTAATGTTGGAACTGGATTAGTAGGAGCACCTGCATGTGGTGATGTAATGAAACTTCAATTTAAAACAAATAATAACGGCAAAATAATCGACGCCAAATTTAAAACATATGGGTGTGGTAGTGCCATTGCTTCTTCATCCGTCGCAACAGAGTGGTTAAAAGGAAAAAATGTTGACGAATGTACATCCATTAAAAACACGGACATAGCGGCTCACTTAAAACTACCACCTGTCAAGCTACATTGCTCAATGTTAGCGGAAGAAGCTATTTTTGCCGCTGTTAAGGATTATAACAAAAAACAAAAACAATAAATTTAAATAATATAATATTTAGATTCTTATATTCCATATGAGAAAATTTAGTACAAATACATTCAAAAAGATAATTACGCACAAATATGATGCGATTGTATTGGGTGCTGGTGGTGCTGGTTTACGAGCAACAACGGGTTTAGCAGAAAAAGGCTATAATGTAGCCTGTATTACGAAACTTTTTCCTACTCGTTCTCATACTGTTGCAGCACAAGGAGGTATTAATGCTGCATTAGGAAATATAACTGAAGACGATTGGAAATGGCACTTTTATGACACAGTAAAAGGAAGTGATTGGTTAGGAGACCAGGATGCAATACATTATATGTGCAAGGAAGCACCCAAAGTGGTATTGGAATTGGAAAATTACGGATTGCCTTTTTCACGAACAGACGAAGGAAAAATATACCAACGTGCATTTGGCGGACAAAGTCTCGATTACGGAAAAGGAGGACAAGCATATAGAACAGCTTGCGCGGCGGATAGAACGGGTCATGCCATGTTACATACGCTTTATGGAAATTCACTAAAGCACGATGCTAAGTTTTTCATCGAATATTTTGGTTTGGAGTTGTTGATGAATAAAAGCAATGATAAATGTTTGGGTGTTCTAGCTTATAATATTGAGGATGGATCCATGCATATATTTAATGCGAAAAACACGATTATTGCCACGGGAGGTTACGGAAGATGTTACTTTTCAGCTACGAGTGCACATACTTGTACAGGTGATGGAAATGCAATGTCATTAAGAGCAGGTATTCCATTACAAGATCCAGAATTTATTCAATTTCATCCTACCGGAGTATATGGCGCAGGTGTCTTATTGACCGAAGGTTGTCGCGGAGAAGGTGGTTTTTTGATTAACTCGGAAGGAGAACGGTTTATGGAAAGATATGCGCCTAGTGCAAAAGATTTGGCTAGTAGAGATGTTGTGTCTAGAGCAATGACAATAGAAATAAATGAAGGGCGTGGTGTAGGAGAAAACAAGGATCATATATTATTACAATTAAGCCACTTATCAAAGGATTTGTTAGATGAAAGATTGCCAGGGATTTCAGAAACGGCAAAAATATTTGCTAACGTAGATGTATCTAAAGATCCTGTACCAGTAATACCAACGGTACATTATAATATGGGTGGTATACCAACAAATTGGAAAGGTCAAGTGATTAATCCTTTAAGCAAATATTTATATTTTATGAATGACAATGTGGTCGATGGTTTATGGGCAGCAGGAGAAGCTGCGTGTTCTTCTGTTCATGGTGCAAATCGTCTAGGTGCGAATTCACTATTAGACATTGTTGTTTTTGGAAAAGCGTGTGCTGAAAACATTGCCGAAATATATAAACCGAACGAAGAAATAGAGAAAATAGATGAAAATGACGTCATTGATTATTTGGATTATTATGATCATTTGCTTCATAAAGAGGGAACAGTCAACGTTTCTGATTTACGATTGGAAATGCAACAAATCATGCAAAAACACGCGGGTGTATTTCGTAATGATAAGTTGTTAGAAGAAGGAGTAGAAAAAATGAAAAAAGTATATAGTAAATTTAAAGACGTTAGTATTGATGACAAATCTTCGGTATTTAATACAGAATTTATTGAACTATTAGAATTAAAAAATTTATTGGATAATGCAATGGTTACTATGTATGGTGCAAATTATCGCAAAGAAAGTCGAGGTGCCCATTCACATCAAGATTATCCGGAACGCGATGATGAAAATTGGTTAGCACATACCATTACCGAATTGAGAGAAAATGACGTTAAATTGTATAAAAGGGATGTTGTCCAAAATGTATTAAACGACGAGGTCGAACCAGTTCCATTGAGTAAACGCGTTTATTAAAAAATTGAAAGGTTTATTTGGTCATAATTTAGTGCAAAACCGTTCTACACTACATTATGAGTTATTATTCAGACGATATTATTAAATCCATCCAAGAGGGAAAAACTCATTTGCAAGTGAGTATTCACAAAAAGTCACAAGAACTTCTCTATGACCAATTAACTGGAATTAGTGATAACGTGAAGGAAGATGTTTCTACATTTCGAAGTTTAAAACCTAATAACATGACAAAAGAAAATGTTCAAAAATTATTCAACAATGTTGTTTTGCTTCAATATCCAGATTCATCTTCCTGGGCAACAAACTATCATTTAAAATTCGTGAAACTATTATCTTTTGAGGACCATGACGACAAGACATATGTATTCTTTGAACATATAGGAAGCAAATATATTGAATCATGTAAAAAAATGGATATTCCCTATAAATTCCATTATTCATGGAATGAATTGGAAAATAGCGATCGCAATTTAATGAATATCTATATTCCAGAAGCAATGTATAATGATTATTTTCTAGAAGAAGCTAATTGAGTGAAAGTAAATAACAAAAATAAAACCGAACAATATAAAAAATATTTCCATAAATAATATAATGTTGAAAAAACAAATATTTCAACGAGTAAAAAAACTCATACCACGTATTTCATCCACCGAAATGATAGCTCTCCAAAGCGGTACAACGAGTATCGATAGACAATTGTTTGAAGGAGATGTGCCTAAAATAAATTTTGAGAAAAAACCTGTAGAATCTGTATTTTTTTTGCACAAAAAAACCCATCCAGAGTTAAATAAAAACGATATTTTTCCAAAGGTGAAGATCGATGAACTCATAGAAAAATTTCCCGACCAACAAATTTATCCTCATGGAAATTATGACAAACTCTTTCCGTATATGGGAAAAGAAGGTTTTTTTTCGTTTTTGATACCAAGTGAGTATGGTGGATACAAAATGAGTGTACGCGAAATGTCCAATATTTTGACATATATTACTTCGGCGAATCCTTGTTTAGGCGTAATTACCATGGTTCCCAATTCACTCGGTCCTGCCGAACTTTTGCTTCATTACGGGACGGAAGAGCAGCAAAAAAAATATTTACCCGAATTAGCAAAAGGCGAAAAAATACCTTGTTTTGGTCTTACTGGCCCGCATAACGGCTCGGATGCAACTGGTAAGATTGACA